TTTGCTAGATGTATGGGTAGATAGGGTTATTTATCCTGACTTAAAGCATAAAGTAATAGGGCTTATTGAAAAATGGAAACCTAATGAAGTTTTAATAGAAGACAAAGCAAGTGGCCAGCAGTTATTGCAGGATTTCAGAAGAGATACGCGTTATCCAGTTATCGCAATGGAGCCATCAGGGCAAGGTGATAAAGTAGTTAGAATGTCGAATGAAAGCCCAGTAATTGAGGCTGGTAGTGTATGGCTTCCAGAAAGTGCCTCGTGGTTATTTGATTATGAATATGAATTACAAAACTTTCCTAATGCTGAACATGATGATCAGGTTGATGCAACTAGCCAATTTCTTAGGCGGCAAAGGGAATATGCTGAAATATTTGTGGGATAGATAATTAAAAGGTATAATGAAATAATTATAAAAATAATTGAGTAATTAGCATGTTAAGAATACCAGAAATTCTTGAAACTCCAGAAAACAATAAACGTTTTGCACATAAAAATGAGACTGATTTTTGGCAAAAAGTTTTTATAGCCAATATATCATCCGGTGTTACTGAAAAGAATGCTGCAATAAATGCAGATAACGCTATAAAAGAATTTGATGAGAGGTTTAAATAATGGGCTGTCCAAAAATACAAAAATATTCAGCATGTTTTAATCCATCTGAGGAAAAAGATTACGGGCGGAATTGGTCTGAATTTTTAGCAGATGATGAGATAATCACGGCATCTGCATGGATTATTACCTGTGAAGATGAAATAGTCCCTACATTGGTAGAAAACGCTCAAGGCACGGGTATAAGTGATGATCAAAAAGCTACATCTATATTTTTAGAGGGTGGTACTTTTGAGTTAATATATGAATTGACTAATAATATTACAACAGTAGATGATGCTACAAGTATACGAAAATATAGTCGTACCGGATTAATAACCGTAGTTAGTGAGTAAATAAATGGCTTTTATAAGGTAAAAGCTTTTTCAATAGTCCAATTAAGATATTTTAATCTAGAATAAAGTGTAGCGTAATTTTTATTAAGATATTTAGCCCAGTCTGATAAGTTTTTTGTCTGGTTATTAAATGTTATAGATGTGGTATCTCTTTTATTTGAATTTTGTTGTTTTTTAGTTGCCCAGTAGCAGTTTTCTTTGTTGTACCCTTTATCATTATTCCGACGATCAATGGAATGTAGAAGAGAAGGGCGTTTACCCATATCTTTCAAAAATGTCGGGTAGGAGTTTAGCCATTCACTAGACATTGTTATATTTCTACCACCATACGACTTGTATGCTCTGTTGTTAGTATTGTAACATCTATTTTTAGCTGTAGCCCAAGCCCTGTATTCTGGGGAAAATGAATTGCCATGCTTTGTAGCAGACGGTGTTTCTTTTCTGTAGCAACCGCAACTTGACGTGGTTTTGTTAATTAAATCACGTTTGCGGACATTTGTTATATTTCCACATGAGCAGAGGCACTTCAATACATTTAGTTTTTGTCCTGATGGGTATATTTTGGTATCCACCCCAATTACTTTTAATCGCCCGAAAGATGTACCTGTAAAAGAGTTAAGATCGGTAATTTTTTGTGTTATACTGTTCGAAGTCATTATCTTATATCCGTAAGTTAAATGATTAGGTTTGTGAGTGCTGAAACACTCATTAACTGTATTATAGCATAACGGAGCCTGTTTTGTTTATATTTTTTGATGAGTTTGGTGTAGAGCCCCTAGCATTTGTCGGTATAGAAGCCGCTCAAGATGTAGTGCTACTTTCTGCACAACATGCATTGCAATCAACATCATTAGAAATAGGTGAAGAACTAGATTTAAAAGATGGACAACACGCAGTACAGTCTACTCAAATAGTATTAACTAAAAATATACAACTAAAACCCGGTCAGCACGAATTACAATCAAATTTAATTTTATTAAGCGCAAACGTTAATTTAAAAACTAGCCAACACGAGCTATTATCAGATGTAATAAATATTAGCTCTGGTGTAGAGTTAAAGACCAGTCAACATGCATTACAATCTGACATAATTGGCATTAGTAAAAATGTAACACTTGTTTCAGCCCAGCATGAAACACAAAGCTCATTAATAATTATTGAAGGTGAAGTCGGCTTAAAACCCAGTCAGCATGGTTTACAGTCCGATCAGCTTAAAGTTGTTTTAAATGTTGCTGTATTACCTAGTCAACATGAATTGTTATCAGATTTGATGGTGCTTGATTTAGGGTTAAAATCAGGTCAACACAGCTTGCAATCCACTCGACTTGATACCCAATTAAATATTAATCTAGTTTCGGCTGTCCATGGCTTACAATCAACTAGCTTAAGTATTTCTGGAGATGTTAATTTATATAGTGCATTGCATGATTTACAAAGTGATAAATTAATTATCACTAGCAATGTTAATTTACTTGACAGTCAACATGAATTATTATCTAATAAATTACAATTAGCTCATAATATACAATTATTTAGCTCAGAACATGCACAATACGGTTATAGTAAGGTTAATGCAAGTGTGATTATTAATTGTGCTAGATATTTGAATACACCAGCAGAAGATAGAATTTTAAATACACCGTATGTAATTAGAACACTTAACACAAATAAAATATGTTAATAAAGGAGAGATACCATGGCTAATACAGCCCCAGTCGCACCCACGAGTTTTTATGATCCAGCATTTACAACATTAAAAATAGATTTAGAAACCACCGACACCATTGCAGGCCAAATTGTTTTATTAAGTGCCGTTCCAGCAGATGTAAATGCCTGCTGGGCCGCGGTAGGTGTGGCGGATGATTCAACACAGGCAGGATCTAATGTAGGAACAACCGTTTTAGGTTTTGCAGCTATTGGTACAATTACTGGCCCAGTAGATGATGATAATGCCGAAGATGGAACAGAAGTAGGTAGACGACTACAGTTTGCCGCTGTTTCAGATGTCCCTATTTTAGAAAATGCAGATACTACAGCAGTTTGTGCAGCATTGGTAATGGGAAGTGCAACTTTCGCGGCTGGCACAAATGCTGATGTAAAATATATACTTGATATCCAGGACATAGTGGTTGACGGAACACCAACAGGTGTAACTGTTAATTTGCCATCTTCTGAAATAAAAATATTATATGCAGTTAACAAGCCATAAGGATTTAACTAATGACTGTTGTAACTAATAATCGTGTAAAAGTTACTGCCACAGGTACAGCCTCCGGCGTTGATTTTACTTTAAGTACTAAAGTAGATTCATTTTCTGACTTTCCCACTAGCGGTACGTTTAAATATACCGCTTTGGCAGATGATGGGACGTGGCAAGTTGGTGAAGGTGTTGTAACAGGCACGACACTTACTCGCGGGACTGTTGAAGAAAATCATGAATACTAAGCTTGAATTAGTCAATCATGAACAATCTTATTATGTTGGAAAACACGGTAGTGATTCCAATGACGGAAAAACACCTTCTACAGCCTTTTTAACATTTGGAGCAGCAATTACAGATGCAGAAGCCCAAACACCATTAATAGACAATCGTTTTGTTATTTATTGTGATGATGCGGGCGTTTATACGGAAAATGTTACTACTTCTGATTATGTCGATATTAAAGCCACCAGTGCGGTAATAGATGGCTCAATCACACTTGGCAACAATACTTCCACCCGTGTTTGTACAGTTGATAAAGTTATTAAAAGTGCGTCAAGTGGAAAAGCTTACATCGATTGCTGCCTTATTAACACTCCCGATACTGAAATAGGCGTATTAAATTCAGGTACAGATAGTAATTTAGTTATTTTTGCTAGACAAATCAATGCTCCCTTAAATGGCATCGGTATACAGCTTACTGGATCTAATTGTGAAGTACATACGCTGATAAACGATTTAATGGTTACTGGTAACAATGGTATTGGCGTTCAAGTCGATGACGGTAATGCATTTGGTGTAATTGAGCACATTAAGGAAAATAATGGAGTAACTGGAACCACTGGCATTAAAACTTTAAATGGCGCAGAAGCTAATATCACAGCAAATATTCTGGATGTGGATACCTCTTATAATGTGGCTGCAAATTCCACATTACGGTTAACCGTACAAAAATTAGTGGGTACTGAAACGGTTGCTGCTGGAGGTATTGCTGCCGTTTCACAAGCTGATAAGAGCACTGATTCTTTAGATACAACAGGCATTGTAAACGGTTGTGGTGAAGTTGTTTTAAATACAGATATCTCAAAATTAGATATAACAGAAGGCGTTTATTATATACAAGGTACACGTTATGTTTATGCGGGTGATACGGCTATCTCGCCCACTATTGGAGGTGGGGATAGTTCAACTTTCGTGGGGCTTAATTCAAGCGGATTAGTTTACAGCGGTACAAAATGGACATCCAACCAAAAACAAACTATTTTACCCCTAGCCAGATTGCAATCAGTACAAGGGAGTTCTGGCCCAGGTTCTGATTTAATCAGCCCTGTTGACGAACGGTATATTATTTCAGAAACGGGGTACTTGCAAAGAATATGGCAAGAAGAGGTAATCGGTGCTTTGTATAGTTCTGGCGGAACCTATGTTGAAAGCTCTACTGCTTTACAAATAGATCAATTATCTGGAGTTCTATATACAGCACAAAGAAATAGAATTAGCGTACCTTCTTCTGGAAATATAACAGCTAAAGCAGTATATCATGTCAGTGGTACTGTAACTGTCCAAACAGATGCAACTGTTACACTTCCAAAATATTATGATAATGGTACTGATATTGTTGCTTTATCAGTTAATAAATGGGCCACTCATACACTGTTAAAAACACCTAAAGAAGACGATAATTTCTTTTTAATTTACGGTGATGCACAATATGGATCTCAAGCGGAAGCGGAAGCGGCTCCGATTAATTATAGTGTATTTACTAGCCAAGCAACGTCAGGATTAATCGCAGTTGCTAATTTTGCTATTAGAGGTGGATCTACCAATATTGAATCCATTATAGATTTCAGACCCAGAATAGTAGGTGCGGGAGCAACTTCTACTACCAGTTTAACGACTTTGCAAGCAGCATATGATAATTCATCTAATCCAGAAATAGTGGTGGATACTACTCGTGGCGGCTTTACAATTAGAGATAGTTCAACGCCTATAGGTGAAAATTTATTAGAGGTTGAAAATAATGCAGGGGACACGCAATATTTAGAATTAGACGTGGATGATTTGAGTTTAAATACAAATGTTAATTTATCTACAGGCCACGAATATAAAATTAATGGTGTTTCTATATTCTTAAATACCGCTTTAACTGGAACACCTACAGCACCCACTGCAGGACTAGGTACAAATACAACACAAATAGCCACCACCGCATTTGTAATGGCTAATGCTGAAGGTGGAGGTGGAGGTGGTGATATACACACTGCAGGGAATCAGTCTTTTGGTGTTGGTGAATATCCAGGCACATTATCTGCTGGTTTCTCGACCCTCACAGGTACTAGTGATAGAGCATCTGCAAATTATGGTAATTATCAATATTCTGACGGTTCAATTTTAGTTTTCATTCCTAAATTTTTCTACCGCATTGGTGATGTATCCAGTCCTAATTATGCAATCTATGGTCTCAATGCTATTGATGTTGTCGGGATAGACTATTTTGCAGATGAAGCAGAGGCAAATGCTGGTGGATTCGCAATACACAGAGTATTTATTGATGGTGGTTCTGAAAAACACGGGTTTTTTATGGATAAATACCTGTGTTCAAAAGATGGTGCAACATCCGGCAAGTCAATAGCTAACGCAAAACCAATTGGACTAACAACAAACGGTAGTTATAATCCTAGTAGTACAATGACAGGGTGTACAGGAATTTCATCCGATGCAATTGTACTATCAAGAGCGCGAGGGGTGGGTTTTAATAATGCATCAATATTTATGTATTCGGCACTATCATTATTATCTCTTGCTCATGCACAAGCTAGTAGCAATACAACATATTGTGGCTGGTACGGTGCATCTGATAATTTCCCAAAAGGATGCAACAGTTCATTAACAGATATAAATGATGCCTCAGTCACGTTTACAACTGCAGGAGATGGTGATGCAAATAAGCCATTAGCAGGCTCAGCAAACACATTAAATAAAACTACACATAACGGACAAGACTGTGGTGTAACAGATATAAACGGAACTACACGACAAGTCGCGCTCGGTATTACAAATGCTGGAGCATCTGCAACCGATATAACCGTAAAATCTAACGGTGACAGTTATGTATTAAAACCAAGTGTCGCATTAAGTTCATTAACCAACGGATTTGGTGGTGCAAATGATGCTTGGGGGACTGCTGCAAATTTAGCTAATAATTACGATGCAGTTTCGGATTTGTTCCCTTGGGGGTCAACCATAGGATGGACATTTTTTGGATCTGGTTCAAATCAAGTATTTTCAAACGATCAGTCTGGAATAAATTGGCTACAAACAGGTTGTGGAATACAAGACACTACCGCTGGAGCAGATGCAACAGGTACTAGTCAGTTTGGTTCGGACGGATGCTATCAATATAACATGGCAAACCAATATCCACTTACTGCGGGATATTGGTCTGATTCCAGTACTGCTCGTGTGTTTTGTCGCTTCTGGAATGTCCATCGTGCTTACGATTTCCACCTCAACGGCTTCCGAGCAGCATTTTACGGCGATTAACTTGTTTAAAAGGATTAATAAAAATGGCATCAATTTACAAATACAAAAAAATCAAAGCGTCAAACCCGAATGAACCAACGCTAATATTTAAAAATGATGATGAAAATACAGTAACGGAATTGGGTCATATCAATGGGTGGGAATACGTATCAATACCAGATATAACAACCATCCCGGCACAGCACGTAGAAATCGAATGGCAACAGCCAACACTTACACCAGAACTAATAAAAAAAATTAAATTAAAGTGCAGACCTTTAATACTCATTCAAGAGCGATTTCAAAAAAAGATAAGAGAAAGATATACCCAAGATGATGAATCATTTTTAACTCGCATCAGTATTGGAGCGCTCACTCAAAGATACACTCTAGAAGCTGGTGAAAGTGATGAAATTGATGCATATGGGGTATATGTAGAAAGTGCAAGAGCAGAAGCAAGAGCAGAAAGGGTCAAATTAGGATTTTAATAATAAAAACTAAGGGGAATAAAATGTTTCAATTTATAGGAACAGGTAAAATGCCTAAATGGATTCAATGGTTTGTTGGTTTATGTTTAGTGATGCTACTGGCACTTACGGCAGGGTGTTCTTTACCTCAAGTCAGCGAACAAGATGTAAAAATGGCAGAAGCCAATAGTTCGACAAATATTGCTATTGCTGCTATGAACGCTTCGCTTGCCGCACAGCCAATCGTTGACGGTAGTTGTAGTGGCCCTTGTGATTTTAAAGTGTATGATAAAAACAGAAAGATTGATTATGTACCTTATCAGACTAATTTATATGATGCGGCTATCAATCGTGATAAACAAATAGCAGATGGCGTAAAAACTGTTGTACCAGTTATTGGCGGTGTTTATGCAGGCGTGAGAATAGGCACTGAACTAATTAAAAGTATGGGCGGTGGAAATACCAACAATACAGAGGTAAGCAGTATAGTCGGTGACAGTAACACTAAAACCGATACAAATGATATCTCCCAAACCAGTCACGAGGGTCTAACTGATTCTCATGCTGTTGATAACCACATTGATAATCAGGATAATAACTCTCAACAAAACCAAACAGCCACACCAACGATAGTAAATCCTGTCATTGTTGAAACAAAACCAGAAATTATAACTCCAACGGATTACTAATATGGATATACATGCCGTCACAGGTATAGTTGTTGGTTTAGTTGGATTGGCACTTTTAATAATAGTGTGGCAATTATGAAAAGTATAGCCCATGCATCTTCTACAGTACTTGTGTTTTTAGGCATGGATTACAACGAAGCTATAGAGTCAATTTGGTGCATGAATCCAAATCCAAATGATTTAAGCGTTAAACAGTTAAAGCTTATATGCAATAAAGAGTTTAAGCAAAAAATATGATAAAAGAACTTAAAAAAGAGCTATTAGAAGATACTAAAATAGTTAAAAAAGTAGTTTCAGACGGTTGTACGGGTGTTCCGGAATTTAACCTTTCTCCCTGTTGTGATAAACATGATGATGATTATAAAAAAGATAGCGGTGTAGGTAGGTTTAGAAGTGATTGGAATTTATTAAAATGTGGCTGGAACAAAGCAAACTGTTATAATGAGTGGTATAAACGAATAGGCACTAGAATAATTGCAACTGGGTTTTATGCTGGTGTTAGTGTTTTTGGATGGTTTTTCTATAATAAGGAATAGAGTATGGCAAATGAAAATGTAGCAGGATATGAACGGCATATAAGTGTTGTTGGAATAGCGTTAATCTTAGCTATATTGGCATGGGCTGGCAACTCAATACTAGAGCAAGGCAAAGCACAAGTTAAGGGTCAGGCTGTTGTAGCTGGCAAACTTGGGGTAATGACTTTGCAAATTTCTCATTTAAGGGAATCACTTTCTAATGCAGTTCTAGATAGATATACAGCTACAGATGCTAATAGGGATTATGCTAATTTTTATAGGACAATAAAAGCAATGGATGACCGCATTAGTCATTTAGAAAATGTACATCACGGAAAAGGAAGAACACATGAGAATTAATAGATACGAAAAATTTGTTTTGTTTATTCTTTTTTTGGTAGCTACAGCATTAGGTACAGTTATAAATGTAAAGAATGGCTGCTCCAAAAATGCCTATGATCGTACTGAATTTGAAACAATACGAGACTATAAGCCATGAGAAGATTTAGCCTGCTTTTGCACAGCCCTGATTGTAAAGACTCTTACTGGAAACAAGGCAGATTCAAAAAGATAAAAGATTGTATGAAAGCCTATAAACAACTGATAGAGCCTTTGAATTTAGATAAAGGCAAGATAATTGATAACAGGGATAAATCAGAGAGGATATTATTTGGTAAAATGCAAAGCATTAGAGGTGATTAAATATCAGACGTATTTTGGTAGTTTAAAATGATATTCTCAGTTAACTTTAGAAAGTGCGACAAGTTTGGGTGCGGTCACCACCTAGCATCAAGAGGCACTAGATCACACAACGGTGTTGATATTGTTGCAAAGCCTAATGATATAGTTTTATCTATAAAAGACGGTGAAGTAACTAAATTAGGCTACTGTTACCGCAATGATTTAAGTTATCGTTATGTCCAGGTAACTGATTGCGAAGGAACTAAATTAAGATATTACTATGTTAGTCCTAGCGTTAGGAAAGGCGATAAGATTAAAAAATGTACTGTCATCGGTAGAGCGCAAGATATAGGAAAACGTTACGAAGGCATAACCCCGCACGTACATTTCGAGGTGATGAGAGATCAAGAATATCTTAATCCCATGATCTATTTGATTGACGCTGGTTTAATCAAACATTAATGAATTATACCAATCAGTTATAATAGCAACAAACATATCCTCATTGTTAATATCAATCTCCAAAATTTCCTTACCTGCTATTATCTTTTCAAAATAGATAGCAGGTACAACATGCACACCATCTCTGGCTTTAATTGTTATATGAGGACGGTGCGCATCTAGTTTTATAATATCATCCATATACCACCTCTTAATCAAGCATTAAAACCATACCCATTCCCACTATAATTAAACACACAACATTAATGCAGGATGTGCAGAAGAAATACTTTTTTGTCTCTGGATCCATTATATTCTCCTAATTTAGAAACAACACCAGCAAGGTCGGAATTTACCTTTAAACGCTGGCATTGTTTGTCTCATTTTCCCTCTAGCTCGGGCACTGATTCTGCGTGTTTATAGTAGCATCCTTTTTGTACTTTAAAAGGGAAATCATCAGTTGCTACATACTTGGTGACTTTTTGTATATTAATTCTTTTGTATGATTCACTATCCCAAACATAACACCATACACCTTCCTCTGGAATATCATTATACCAAGGCTTTTCTGGGAGGATTTCTGTTAAGTCTGGTGAATTATAATATTCCCATATGCCTTGTAAAACTGCATTACTACACCTAAAAGGATTTTCCTTAGTCTTATCATAATGTATAAGATCGCCATATTCTTTAAACTTAAACTTCCTACCTCTCATTATAGCTTTTGCAAATTGTTTCTTTGACTTAAACATTCGGTTTATCCTTATTTTTTGAATATAGATAGTTATCAAAATCATAAATTCCAATGTTTGAATTTGCAGTATTACAATTTATGTGTTTACGTTTTATACTATCCTTATTTAACAAACTGCGTTTTTGGTAATTCTCATTCACTAAAGCAGGTTTAGTCCAACTTCCTTTTGGATCATCAGGACATCTAAGAAAAGCTTGAAGATAATCACCTACCTTAAAATCTTGATTACATACAATGCATTTGCTCATATTAGCGTACCCTTTCTTTGTTATGTTTTGTATGGTGCATTCTATCTAAACGTTTAAATGCAGCAAGAATACAACCTTTGTTAGTTAATACTTTTAGGATATTAAACACTGCTAATTTAATCTCTTTTTTATTCATGCTTTACTTACTCCCATCTGTCTGCTTTGCCTGTGATTTTGAAAGCTATAATATCTCTATCATTATCTTTAGAGTTATTTGCGTGACTCCATCTTAAATTATCTAAATGAAATAGTATTGACCTATCTCTACGTAGGACTTCACCTTCTAACCCTTCGGGAATAGGACACTCGCCACCTTGCCAACTGTGCCAGGTATCTTGGCGTACTCTGCACTGTTCATAAAGATTATCATTAGTTGAAACATATTTCGACAACATAACCCTCATAACTAGGATAATTTATAGCCCATTTTGCACCCCCATTATATTTAGCAAACGTTTTCTTATATTTGGCAGGGTTGCCATATTTGATTAATACTTCGTACACCTGACCTGTTTTTGGTTTCATTTTACACCTCTATTTATTATGTTCACATTCACCGCAAGCAATTAAGCAATTATCTTTCCCTGCATCGGGACAAGTGTCACTCAACCCCGTACGCCACCTGTCAAAGTTATCAAGCTCTTTTATCTGCTCTTTAGCTTTTATTAATAAATCAATTACTTCAATCTCATCAATTATTCTGTTAGCTAAAATAGCATTATATAGCTCTTTTACTAGCTCTTTCATTCTTTGTTTTTCTGATTTCATCACAGTCTGTCCCATCCATAAGGTTCACTTTCATCCTTTGGTTTATAATAGTCTTTTAGGTAACGCTGATGTTTACAACTACTACAATATGTTTCTTGTGAAAGACCTCGTACCTCACCTCTATGTGTACAAGTAGAGCAATCGACTTTCGATTCGTTATCTTGTCTCATTCTTTTTCTCTCCCACTAATCCCTTAATAAAAATAGATTTCTGCCCGGGTTTAAGTCTAAATTCGGCTTTATACCCACAGTCACAAACTTTTAAATTCATGCTAGTTAAAATAATTAACCCGCACCCGCAATCAGGACATTTGTTTTTTATACCCATCGTTGACACATCGCATTACCCATATGCTTATGCGTTAAATATTGAGCATTGGCTATTTTCTCTTTTTCATTAAGTGGAATTTCATCTTGATAGGCTCTTGTTCTAACACCCATTAAGGATTTGATATCTGCTTTGGATAGATAGTCTTTCTGCAGCTCACCTAACCGTAATATAAACCTAGCATAATTTACATTTTTCTCATTAAGGTGCTTATACTTTTCAAATATCTCTTTGTTGGTCATGGCAATACCACCTATCATATATACCTTTTTACGTCTACCCATTTGCTTGCCCTATTTATAAATTAGCAATATCGACTCTTTGAATAAATATTGCTAATAGCTCTATGTACTTTATAAAGCTATTAACCTGACGGACTGTCAGTCTTATGTAACTATGTGGTCTATTGTGTGCTTTGTAGCATCTTACTTAATTAGTGCATGATGTTCACCTCTCTATGTGTGTTTGATTAGGATTAATATACTATATACCTATATTTTTGATTTGTAATTGACTTAGGTCAAGGATTATTCAATCTCACTCCAAGATATTAACTTTGTCCAATCCCCTAACTGCCATCGACCATTTTTATAAATTGCTTGTCGTGTTTTCTTTTTAGGTGTCATAGAACCAACCCATACCTCTACATTGTATTTCCCATTAAAATCAGGTGGGTAATGAACGCATCCTGAAATATAACCGTATTCAGTATCTATGTTATCAATGTCGCATTTAGGGCATTTGAAGTTACTCATTTTACACCCCAAACAAAACAGTAGGCACAGTCGGCAACGTAATAATTATGGTTGCACAGATTACAATTAATTTAATCATCTTCTTTTCTCACTTGATTTTCTTTACCAATTAAATAGTTTAATTTAGCTCGCAATCTATCCGCTTCTGACTGTTGATAAGTATCTTCTAAATCTACTATCTTTTTAATTAAAGCTTCGAATTGATCATCCATAACGCTTAGCTCTCCGCTTTTAAATCAGCTACAGCCATTAATATTTGAACAGAAACACTTAGTATGACAAATATAATTGCAGTACCCACTATAAAGATATCTTTATTCAAAAAGATGCCTAGGATAGATAATAATATATTACCAATAAACATCCACTTTATTTCTGTTGATAATTTATAATTCATTATAGTTTCCACGCCTCCCTTATATTTGGTTTTGTTGATAGCCCAAACACCTTCTGAATATGAGCTATTAAAATAATAGCTTCCTCTTTTGTTATATACTCTGATATAGATCGCTGGTCAAAGTTTGCAGTTAATTCTATTTCTAATTCTCCATCAGTATCTACTTCATCAGCAATACACATTGTTTTTGTCAAATCCATTTCTGACTCCTTAATAATTTAACTTTCATAATCATCCCCCAATATAAACATCATTTTTAAGTTTATTTTTTAGAGATTCTTCTGTAATTAAAATATTAATTAAATTTGATATGCTTCTAGTTTTTTCTAATGCTAACTTATTTAATAGCTCATATTTAGTTGGGCTAAAATAAATAGTTAATTGTTTATTATTTTTATTCATGAAATCACCAATAAGTTGATAAACATTATAGTACATTACTATTTAATCCCAGTAAACAAATATCACAAACATTTAGCATATAATACCTATATGTCTAATTTAAGAAACTTATCAAAAGCAGTAGAGTCAGCCGTCATATCTGGCGTAGATGCCGTATGGACTACTTGGACTATAGATAAAGCAGTTAAAGAAGGGTATACCGTTTGCGGCTGGGTGTATAAAGCTGTCAATATTGTTTCAAGAAATGGGGCAACCGTTCCCTTTGTTGTTAAAGACAGAAATGATGAAATACTTTGGGAACATCCCACAACAAAATTATTATTAAATCCTCATCCTTTTTTAAACCGCGTTCAATTTTTTGAACTGTTAATAGATTGGCTACAATTAGCAGGAAACGCTTATTTGCATAAAGTTGATAATAGATCTACTACAGCAGAGCTTTGGCCTATTTCCCCAGATCGCTTACAACCTATAGAAAGTGCTGATAATTCCAAATTCATAGATGGTTATAAAGAAAAGAAAAGCGGTAACTGGGTTAAATCCAATGACTTTGATGCTGATAATATAATTCAGTTTTCACTAATAGATCCATCAAATCCAATACTCGGTATAGCTCCATTACAAGCCGCTGCTAAGGCAGTTGATTTGGATGTTGCTCAGCAAAAATGGAACACTGGCACTATGCAGAATAGAGGCGTAGTTGATTCAGTTTTCACTTTTGATAAGCCAATAGATAAAATAGAAGGCGACTCTATTAAACAAAGGATCATGGAGAAGTTTTCCAGTGTATTTGGTAGACGTGAGCCATTAATCCTAGGTAGTAATGCAAAATATACAAGATTAAGTTTAACCCCTGTCGAAGTAGATTTTCTTAATTCACGAAAGTTTAATATGTCAGAAATATTTATTACTTTCGGAGTGCCACCGCAATTGGGTGGTTCAGAAGAGTCAGCAACTTATAATAATTTTGCAGAATCATTAAGGATATTATGGGAGACAACTGAAATACCGCTACTGAATATGATGGCTCAACAGTTTACCCAGTCTTTTAAAGATCAATTAAAAGATGGTCAATACATAAGCCCAGATTATTCTAATGTCGCTGCATTACGTGATTCATTAAAAGAAAAAGCAGAGACATCAAAAATATTTTATGATATCGGAATACCCGTCGAGCAATTAAATACTAAATTTGAGCTTGGCTTTGAGCCTTATGATAAATGGGATCAACCATTCAATGGTACTCAACAAGTTAAAGCAGAAGTCCGCAAAAAATGGCAGTTAATACCAACTGAAAAGCGTAACGCACAATCAGAAGCTGATAAAAGAGACAGAATAGCAGAGGGGAAAGTAACTGATTTATTTACTAAATTCTTTGCAGGGCAATCAGCTGATGTATACATGGCTGTAATGGCTGGCAATGATCCAATGGATGCGGTTAAAAAAACAAGAAAAGAGTTATTTAATCTTGTTTCAGAAGTGGCCTATGGAGTTAGTGCTGAGTTTTCAAAAACAGTAATTGTAGATCAACGTGGTAATAAACCAGACTTTGAGAAACGTGGTACAGAAGAAGAAGAATTAATAGAAGAATTCTATAAAGGTTCTGATTATATTTTAACTGAGATTTCAGAAATACAACAAAGCACAGTTGATGCAATTTTAAAGCAAGTTAGAGAAGCTGCTGAAAAGAACTGGACAGTTGAACAATTAAGACAGGCTATTGAAGATACTGGAATTTTTAGCCCTGAACGGGCATTAAGAATAGCGCGTACTGAAGTCGGGACAGCTGCATCCATTGGTCAAGTTGTATCAGGCAAACTTGCTGGGGCTGAAACTAAAACATGGGAAGCTAACTGGGGTGCAAGAAGTATACATTCAAATCGTGACGGTGAAACTGTTGGGATTGATGACAGATTCAGCATTCAAGATGGCAGTGTTGGCCCAAGATTTCCAAGTGATTTTCAAACCAGTGCGGCTGATAGAATAAATTGCAGATGCTTTACTACTTTTGGGACATTATAAACAAGGATTTAAAAATGATTAATAAATTAGAAACTAGAGATTCTAAGGTCTCAAAAGAAACACGTCAATCTGACAATATTCAAGAATTAAGATCTGATGGTGATGCTGGAATAATTGAAGGTTATATCACCGTCTGGGATCAAGTTGATTCATATAATAGCCGATTCCAAAAGGGTGCATTTAAAAAGACTATTGAAAATCGAACAGATAAAATAAGAGTTATCTTTAATCATAATGACGATGAGCCGATTGGTAAATTATTGGATATCAATGAAGATGATTATGGAGTTAAAATCCGCGCTCAATTAATTATGGAAGTTGACAAGGCAAAAGACACTTTCAATTTAATTAAAGGTGGTGCAATTGATGCCTTTTCTTTTGGATTTAGAACAATTAAAGATACATACGAACAAGGCGTTCAAGTTATTACTGAGGTTATGCTGGCTGAGATCTCTCCCGTGACATTTCCCGCTGGGCCAGCATCTTTAATTACTGATGCTCGTTCAACTGATTTTAATGAAACTGATAAACAAAAAGAATTATGGCAATCAAGAGAACGCTTAATATCTTCACTATATATGACTCTAGATGACATTCTATGGTCAGATAGTGAAGAATCCGTACAGATGACAAATGATGCCATTGATGCCTTTAAATCATCTTATATGGAAATGGCTAATCAATTAATGGGTTATCGTTCAGATAATAAATTAATTGAAGAGTTCAGGAAATATTGTTCAGATAATAAATTGACTCTTGAGCAAATAGCCTTAACTACTAGCTTAAATATAAATGAACTTAGGGATTTGAAAATAGGTAATCCAATTGCAAATTCATCAAAATTAATTGACTTATCTGATAGTGTGCGAGACTCACATCAGGAAGTAAGAGGCAAAGCCGTTGAGACACTTTGCGACGAATTGCGAGCCGGATTAAGTTCTGCTGAGGCCACTCGGATTAATGCTTTACTAAATAAATCACTCCCAGAAGATAGTGGAGCCGATGCAATATCAACATGGTTGGAAACAACTGCTCAAAATTTAAAATAAGGGAGTAACAATATGGATAACATCGAACAAGTATTAGAGCAAATGAAGAAATTATTTGCCGAGATGCAACGTAAAAACGATCAAAAGCTTGAAGAAATTCGCAAAGCTGGCGGTGGTGCTGGTTCAGCGGAAACACGCGAGCAAGTCGATAAAATGAATACGGACGTAACAGAGCTAAGAAAATTGTATGACGATTTGCTTGTAGCTTCTAAACGTCCAGCCGTAGGTGACACTGGCAATTCTGAAAAAGATATTCAAGCAGAACTTCGCAAGTCTGCATTTATTAAATTCTGTCGCTATGGTAATGGTGAGACAGCTCAGGAACATTTAACTGTTGACGAAAAACGTGCATTGCAAAATTCCAGCGATGCAGATGGTGGTTTCTTAGTACCTATCGACTTTGAATCTGGTGTATTAATGGAAGCTTATAATGAAGCTGCATTGCGCCCAGTTTGTAATGTTGGCACAACAGGCCGTGATACTGTTTTCTTTGGTGCATTAGCTAAGCCTACTGTAGCATGGGGAACTGACGGTGTCGCTGTATCTGCACAAGACTTAGCGGCTGGCGGGCACACGATGTCAATCAATGATTTAAAAGCATTGACATTAATTAGTAATAATACACTGGATGATTCGGATGCTAATATTTGGTCTGAATTAAGTATGGCTTTCGCGGATGCACTGGCAGAAGCCGAGGACGATGCCTTTGCTACCGGAACAGCACAGAATACGCCTCAAGGTGTAATTTCTAATTCGCTTGTTCAGGCTAATTTTACAATCTCAGGCATTGCTAATGGCTTAATTGATGCCTCTGATAGTGTGCCTGATGGTATTACTGCTTTAATTACTGCTCTTTACAAGCTTAAGAAAACTTATCGTAGAAATGCAACATGGGCTATGAACAGTACTACTGAGGGTGTTTATAGAAATTCTAAGGATACTACTGGTCAGTATTTATGGCAACCACCAGTTCAAGCAGGCGCTCCAGCTACATTACTGGGTAAGCCAGTTGTTAATCCCGAAGGAATGCCAGCGCATACTACAGATGGATTATTTCCTGTTGTTGTGGGTGATTTCAGACGAGGTTATAAAATTCGTGATAGATCGGGTATATCTGTTCAGCGTTTATCTGAGCGTTATGCTGAATATGATCAAACTGGATTTATTATCAAAAAGCGTGTCGGTGGTCAAGTCGTGCTTGATGAAGCGTTCCAGTGTATCAAAGTTGGTGCTTCTTAATTAATTTTTGATGGGTGAAAATCCCATCATTCAATTTTTCATAAAAGGAATTTCAAAATGAAAAGAGATATAGGTTCAAGTTATACATTAGCTGTTGGTCGTGCCGCTGTTGATACCGCTGCAAGTACTGTTTACAGTGCTGCAATTGATCATTCAAAGGGTGTGACTGGCTTTTTTGCTGTAGATGTTGGTGTTGTAGCATCAGGCGGATTGTTAGACGTTTCATTGGAATACAGTAATGATTTATCTACATGGGTTGCTGACACTGACACCCCGGGAAATGACTGGGCGGCTACGCAGATTACTGCTACAGGCGTATCACAGATTAATGTAGGTAACCCCCGTGGACGTTATAGCCGTGTTAAGTGTATTGTTACCGTGGCGAATGTTTTATTTGGTGTGACTAGTTTAGTTGGGCCATTACGCACTGTAATGCCTGCTTAATATAATCTCCCCGCGCTTTTATAGGTGGGGAATTTAAAAGGAATTTACTATGTTATATAAAATAATTAATGATTGTCGCATTAGTATTGATGGAATTAGCGTCTTATCTTTCAAGAAAGATGATGAAGTTGAAGTTCCAGAAAAAGCGGCTTTGCTTTTAAGTGATGATGTTGAAGAAATTACTTCTGAATCATTAGAAGAAGCTAAATTAGCAGTTGAAGAGGCTAATAAAAAACAGGCGGAAGAAGAAGCTAAATTAGTGGAAGAATCCAAATTAAAAGCTGAACCTGAAAAAGAAGAAGAAACTAAAATTTTAGGTGGTGGAAAAATAATTAAATCAACCACTAAAAAAGCAACGGGTAAATAATACATGTCTACCATACTAAACTTTTCTGATGTGAAAAAAATGTTAGAGCTGGAGAAATCTAGCTTTAGCGATTACCCAGATCTACAAGTAATTGCAGATAATGTTCATGCAGCATTAGAAAGTTTTTGCGGGCGTTCACTTAATGAAATTGAAAAGGTAACTGAAACAGGTATTTTTTCAAGCTCTACTAAGTTTTTAGATTTGGAAACATTGCCCATTAGCTCGATCACTTCGGTGACCATTGAGGGTGAATTATTTACAAATTACACCCTAGATAATTATGGATTGAAATTATTAATTGCTCAAACTGGATCTTACAGTGTAGTCGTAAAAGGTGGATTTAAAGAAATACCAGAGGCTATTTATAGGGCAGAGCTTTCACAAACCGTCTATGAATATCAACAAAAGAACAATTTAGCCACCACCAACTTTAGTAATGCTGGCGGTACAACAACAAGCCCTGGATTTGTTTTGTTGAAAGAAGTAAAAAGATTATTAAACCCTTATGTTCATCCTAAAAAGAGTGGGTTCTGATGCAGGTTACTGTAAACGGTATTGAAGAACTTGAATCATTGTTAAATGTAATGCCTGCCGAGGTATTTAAAAATGCAAAGAAAGCGTTTAGTAAAAATGCTTTTGCAGTACAAAAAAAGATAATAGGGCGTTTAAAAAATGGCCCAATGTATTCGAGGACTGGTGCTTTAGCTAAGAGCATAAAGCCAAAGACTACTGGAACAAGTATAGAAAGCTTATATAGTGCTGTTTATACAGATTCCATTTATGCTGGAATACATGAAACAGGCGGAACTATAAATGCTAAAAATGCCTACACGGGATTAAGTGGTGGGCCTTATTTGAATATTCCAAGTTCATTTAATAAAACAGCCGCTGGAGTAATGCGAGAAAATGCCAGAAGTGTTTTTCAAAATGGCGGGTACATTCGCAGAAAAAGATCGGGCAAGGCCCCTTTTATGGTCATGGGTAAAGATGGAACGCCTATGTTTTGGCTGGTAAAAAGCGTAGACATTCCAGCAAGATTAGAATTTGTAAAAACGGCAACTGATGAAGTACCCACTTTATTAAGTAATTTAAATAAAGTTTTATTGGATGGGTTGGATTAATGAGTATACCCGTAGTCACACAAATATTAGATGAAATTGAATTGCGGTTAGGGAATATATCCGTTGCCAATGGTTATTTTTTGGATATTGAAAAATTAGAGCGGGCAAGATTGACACCATTAAAAAATAGCGATATGCCGGCTATAACTTTTTATTCGGGTGTTAATGAATTACGTGAATTTAAATACGGTTTAGATTTTAGAACAGTAAACGTAGTAGTTGAATGTTACACAATGACCCGGGATAGCAATTTTAATGATTTATCTCAATTGTTAGCAAGTGATTTAGAGGTTGCTTTACATAGAGATACATCTACCCCAACAGTTACTGACGATGTGAGTACTGCCTTGGGCGGATTAGTTGAACAATTAATTATAAGTAGCGCAACTCCAGTAATGGGAGAGAATAATAAATCACCCTATTGTGGAGCTGTATTAAGTTTACAAGTTAATTACAAAGTCAAGAAAGGCGATCCATATATTTTAATTGATTAATATTTTCCTAAGTGGCTAATGAGTCACCCCACTTAGATTTTTAATGACTCATTATTTTTAGGAGAAGAAAATGCCAACTAGTGAGAACGGTAAAATAGAAT